GACCCGGTGTTCGGCTACGGTTACCGCCGCAACTGGGTGCCCAACAGCAGCACGGCAGGCGCGGTTGAGGGCAACCCCGGCACCCTGCCTAGCGGCTGGGGGCCCATAGGCGTACAGAACGGCATTGCCAAGCGGGTAGCTGAAGTAGGCGTTGAGGGCGGCCTTGCCTATGTGGATGTGAACTTTTCAGGGTCGGCCACCGGCAACACCTACATCTACTTTCACAACCCATCCATTGTGGCAGCATCCGGGGAGATATGGACGCAGAGCCTCTATTGCCGCTATCTGGCGGGTGACCTGTCATGGATCAGCGGCATCTACCTGCTGATGCAGAACAATCCGGTTACTATCAACAAGCTGACCGACTTCAAACCGCTGCTGACCACCGCTGCGCTGAACACCCAGCGTTACGAACACACTTGGCAGCCCGTGGCCACCGGCATGAACGGCATATGGGCCTATATCTACCTTGGCGTCACGCCGGGCCACTTCATTGACGTAACGCTGCGCATCAGCAGTCCGCAGATGGAAAAGACCAAGGCCGCCACCGCCTACATGACCACGCCCAACACCGCCAATCCGCTGTCACGCTTTGCGCCTGACGGCAGGCCACCCGCACCCAACTTTCTGGGCGGCAATGCGTGGTCGGTAGCCATGGAACTTGAGTTGTTTGAAACCTCATGAGCAAGACCACCATCAGCCTCAATTTCAGGCAGCAATTCCAAGCACAGCAGTCTGATGAAGTGCCCATTATGCTGGTTGAGCTACGCCACCCTGACACTACCGAAGTGCTGTACCTCAGTGGCGACAACACCACCCTGCTGGACACCACCCCTGAAATGGTCTGGGGCACGGTCAGCCGGGGCCGCACATATGCCTATCGCCCGCTGAGCCTGCGCCTGCCCACAGACATGTCTGACCGGCCTCCCCGGATGCAGCTGATGGTGGAAAACGTCAGCGGGGCCATGGTCAGCTTTGTGTCAACCATGATCCAGCGCGGCACCTGCAACCTAGATATCGTTACTGCGTCTGCGCCCAGCACGGTGCAGATACCGTTCCCGCTGATGGACGTGCGCGGTTTCACGCGCAACAGCGACATCATCACCTTTGACATAGGGCTTGACGCCGCTGAGGATGAGCCCATCCCAGCCGGGCTGTTCACGCCTTCAGGTTTTCCGGGGGCGTTTGCGTGAAAAGGCCGGTCACCGCGCGGGACTTTGAGCACTTTGTGGGCGTACCGTGGCTTGACGGTGGCCGCACGCTGGCAGGGGCGGACTGCTGGGGGCTTTTCAGGCTGGTCTATGCAGAAGTGCTGGGCATACCCTTGCCAAGCTACAGCGGGGCCTACGGCAGCGCCCTAGACCGCATCATCATCAAGCGGCTGATAGAAGGCAGGCCAGACCACTGGGTGCGCGTGGCTGAGCCCGCCGTGGGTGACGGGGTGCTGCTTGAGTTCATCAACCGTCCGCACATTGGCGTGGCTGTGGGTGGCGGGCGCATGCTGCACATTGAACACGGATACGGTGCCGTGATTGAAAGCTACGAAACCCTGAAATACCAGAACGCCTTGGAAGGATACTACCACTACCATGAAGCCGCTTGAGCCCCTTGACGGTGAGGTGTACGCACCTAGCGAGGTGGCGCGGTTCTTTCTATTTGAGCATGCGTTGCGCAGCACGCGCCATATCTGTGACGTGCCTGCGGGTCTCAGTATTACCGAAGCACTTGACCTAAGCCTAGAGGATAGTGGCTGGCGCAACAAGTACCGGCACAACTTCACCATCTTCTTGCAGGATGGCACCGCCATACCAGAGCATATGTGGGACCGCGTGCGCCTCAAGGCAGGCACCACGGCGGTGGCCCGCCCGGTGGCTGAGGGGCCNNTNTTTGCGCTGATACCGCTGCTGGGCACCTTCAGCACGTTCATCACNAGTCTGGGCTTCTTTGGCCAGCTGCTGATGGCCGGTATCACCATGGGTCTGAAGTTTCTGCTGAGCAAGCTGTTCGCGCCCAAGCAGCCCAAGCCTGATGTCAGTGACCGCAAGGCGGTCTACTCAATCGTAGGCAGCCGTAACGAGATCAGCCAGTGGCAGCCCATACCGCTGGTGCTGGGCAGGCATCGCATGACGCCACCGCTGGCCGCCAGCCCCTATACTGAAACCGTGGGTGACGAGCAGTACCTGCGCCAGCTGTTCTGCAACGGCTATGGCCCGCTTGATATTGAGGAAAACACTGCCAAGATCGGTGAAACGCTGGTCAGCACTTTTACCGAGGCTGAGATACAGCATCGTGAAGGTTATGTCACCGATACTGACACCACGCTGTATCCCAAGAGCGTCATTGACCGGCCATTCGCCAAAGACCTCAAGTTGCCTGACCCGCCTTTGGTTGAAGCCACCGCTACCGACACCGTGTCAGTAGCGCTGGACTTCATGTGGCCGCAGGGTCTTTGCAATATTGACGAAGAAGGCAAGCGCCTTGAGCGCGGCGTCAACATCATCATGAACTGGCGCAAAGCAGCCGGTGAAGGCAACGTGCCGCCTGCGGGCGCGTGGTCAGGCAACCTCAGTCTGAACTTCAAGGCCAGAACGCAGAAGACTATCCGTAAAACCCATGTCATCAACCTGCCTGCGGCAGGGTCATATGAGGTGCGTGTCCACAAGGCTAGCGAAGAGCCTGACGTTGACAAGTGGGCTGAGTTCAACTGGACTGGCCTTGATGAAGTGCAGTGGACTGCCATCCGCAGCTTCCGCACGGGTGAACCGGTGACGTTCAGTGACGCGCCGCTGAGTTTCACGGCCATCAGGGTGCGCGCCTCTGGCCGCCTCAATCAGGTGGTGGACACCTACAACGTGGTGGTGCAGTCAAGGGTCACTGCCTTCAACGGCACCACATGGGTGGCCAACACGCCCTCACGGCGGCCTCCAGACCTGTTCAGGCACGTGCTGACGTGCAAGGCCAACAGGCGGCCCTATGCCATCACCCAGATTGATCTGCCCGCGCTTCAGAAGTGGTGGACCTACTGCGTGGCGCAGGACTGGCGCTATGACAAGATTTTGCTCAGCCAGATGAGCGTCTATGACCTGATCACTGAAATCTGCGCGGCGGGCCGCGCCATGCCGGTGTTCAAGGATGGCAAGTGGTCTGTGGTCTGGGATGAACAGGACGTACCTATCAGCCAGTTGTTCACGCCGCGCAATTCATGGAACTTTGAGGAGCAGCGTGACCTTGAGCCCATACCGCACGCGTACCGGATACGATTTCCTGATGAACTGACTGGCTGGCGTGAGAATGAGCGTGTCGTCTACAATGACGGCTACGACAAGACCAACGCCACGCTGCTTGAGGGCTTTGAGATACCCGGCGTGACCCACACTAACCGGGTGTGGAAGCACGGGCGCTTCCATCTGGCGCAGCGCATACTGCGCCCCGGCATCTACACCCTGATGACCAGCTGGGATGCGTTGCCGCTAATCCGGGGTGATCGTGTCAGGGTCAACTTTGACAGCTTCCAGTACGGGCTGTACGCGGGCCGCGTGACCGGCGTTGACGCGGCTACGCAGACATTCAGCGCTGACGTGGGCATGCTGTTGGCGGGTGCGACCAACTACATGGTCAGGTTCAGGCTGGTCAACGGCACGTTTCTTGAGCGCACCATAGACCCCGGCTATGTGGGGGAGTTCACCACCATAGGGCTGGTGGGCACCGCCATGCCCATGCCTGCCGTGGGTGACCTGTTCAGCCTTGGCACCGCTACCAAGGATAGCCGCATATTCCGCGTCACCGGCATTGAGCCTGAAGATAATCTGGTGCACCGCCTGACCATGGTGGCTGATGCGCCTGAGATTGCTGATGCTGACGTTGGCCAGATCCCTGATTATGCTGAAGGCATCACCGCCCCCATAGACCCGTTCTTGATGCCGCCCACCAACCTGCGGGTGACTGACGGCGCATATGCTGACGGCGGCGGCCAGTATTGGGCCAACCTGTTGCTGACGTGGCAGCCCCCGGCCTACGGGCGGGTGGCGCAGTTCCAGATACAGTACCGCGAAGAAAGTGATGAGGATGACGTGTGGACCTCAGGCGGTTCACTGGGCCCCAACGTCACCACCTCAGAAATCAGGCGGCTTGAGAGCGGCGTCTATCGCGTGCGGGTGCGCTGCGTGTTTGACAACGGCAAGTTCAGCAACTGGGTCTATGCACCCGCCCATGCCACCACTGAACTGGTCACACCGCCCCCCAACGTGACCGGGTTCCGCATCAGCGTTATGGGTGACATTTCCATCTTTAGGTGGGACGAGGTAGAAGGCACAGGCGTCACCTACGAGCTGCGCTGGGCCTCTGAACTGGTGGCCATCCCCAGCTGGAATGCGTCAATAGCGCTGGTCAACAGCGCTGTGAACAGCGTGCAGACAGGCACGCGCACTGGTACGTTCTTCATCAAGGCCAAGAAGCCATGGGGCCTGACCAGCAAAAACGCCGCATCAATCAGCAGCCTGACGGCCAGCTTCAACGCGCTCAACTTTGTGGCCCAGATCACCGAGAACCCCGGTTGGACCGGCGTCAAGGATGGTGTCTTGAAGCAAGATACCGATGAACTGCGCCTGATACCCAACGCCACTAATACCGACTACAACGTGGTCGGCACATACTACTTTGCCAACCGCATTGATTTCGGTGAGAAGATTTCATCGCGCATGACCATTATCATGGACGCCTACGGCTTCAACCCGCTGCAAGCCATGAGCAACTGGCTGGCATTGTCACGGGTCAACCCGTTGGACACCACTGATCAATCACAATGGACGGTCAACCCAGAGTTCCGCGTCAGCATGATAGGCTCGCCTTTTGCGTGGGGGCCGTGGCTGCCCTTCAGCCTAAGCGATATACTGGCGTGGGCCATTGAGTTCCGGCTTGTACTGCGAGGCAAAGCAGATATAGATGCGGAAACTGATGACATACGGTCAGCCACCACGCCATCAGTCAAGGTGCTGACGGTCAGGGTTGATATGCAGGACCGTATTGAGAAAGGTAATGACGTGGTGTGCCCGGCCACCGCCGCAGGTGTGACGGTGACATATCCGGGCGGCAGATACCGTGTGAAACCCGCCGTGGTGATCACGGCGCAGGGCCTGTCACCCGGTGATTATTGGACTGTGGACACCATCACCACCACGTCGTTCAGGGTGCGTTTCGGCAATCAAGATCCGGTCACTAATGCCATAACGATTGTCTCACGTACATTTGACTGGATGGCCAAAGGCTGGGGACGCACGCAATGACGCAATCTAATTTCGGCACAATCGTTGCCACCACCAAGTCAGGCGCTGGTCTGGCATCTGACCTGAACGCGTGGCGTGATGCCGTGCATTCAAACCACAAGGGGCCTGCGGTGCCCACCTACAAGGTGGCGGGCTTGCAGTGGATCAACGATGTCAACGTGCCATGGGAAGATTATGTCTGGGATGGTGTTGTCAGCACGCTGAGGGGCTTCATTGACCCGGTGGCGCACCGCTACAGCTCGGCGGGCAACTTTGCCAAGTCAGTCACCGCAGGCGCAGTGGCGCACCTGTCTGACTGGGGCACGCTGTTCAATCTGGCGGGCGCGGCGGCGCAGACGGTGGCCATAGACCCCATCAGCAGCTTGCTGCCGGGCTGGTGGGTACGCGTGGTGGCCCGCAACGTGGCCGCCACCATCAACCCGTTTGGCGCTGAACTTATTGACGGCGCAACCGTCAAGACAATGAGCGCCGGTAGCAGCTGTACCATTTTCTACGATGGAGCACAGTTATATACGGACCAGAACAGCGGTGGCCTCTCAGACTTCCCGGTAGGGGGCGTGGTCTACGTGCCTGCCGTCAACCCACCTGCCGGGTTCATACGGTTGAACGGCGGCCTGCTTGACCGCACCTTCTACAGCGGCCTGTGGGGCTTTGCTCAGGTCAGCGGCAACATGGTCACTGAGAGCGCATGGACTGAGGGCAAATTCTCAAGCGGCGATGGCCTCAACACGTTCCGCGTGCCTGACGGGCGCGGGCGCTTCATCCGCGCGTGGGACAACAGCCACAACATTGACGTGGGCCGCACCATTGGCAGCTTGCAGGATGATGACTTCCAGAGCCACGGCCACACGGCATCAAGCGCCATCGGCGG